ACACCTCTTCGTGACGGAGATGAGCCAAAGGATGATGGTGAGAGCCGTGGAGAGGCTTACGAGGGTTGCTACTACATTAACTCAAAGTCAACGAACCAGCCGGGTGTTGTAGACAAGAGCCGTCACGACATCCTTAATTCGGAGGACTTTTACTCGGGTTGTTTCGGTTACGCATCAATCGCGTTCAGCGGTTACACCAATGCGGGCAAGATGGGTATTTCTTGCTTCCTTAACAACCTCATGAAGACCAAGGACGGCGAACCTCTCGGCGGAGCACTTACATCAGCCGCTAACGATTTCGCATCGTTGAACCTTGGTGATGACGATGATATTTAATAATGAATGTTGATTTCACCTAATTTAATCTCAGGGCGTTTGATACATTCCGCGAGGAGGTCGCCCGAACAATAGAATTATTTTGCTTTCATTTACCTCCCTACCAGTCTGCGAAGATAGGTAGGTTTTGGGGAGAAAGGTTAAAGAGGGTTCGATTCCCTTACTCCCCGCAAATACATAAACCCAAATAAAATGGCACAGGAAGAAAAAAGTTTTGTTGACGAGATTGCTGAGAAATACGGCTTTAATGTGGTAAGACGTGAGGGCGTTGTTATGCTATGTCGTGGTCAAATCATATACGAGGATTTCCACACCGAGGAAGAGTTGGCCGATTTCTTACGCGAGATTGTGCAGAAATGAAAAAACTATTAATAGATATTGAAACATACTCTGATGTCGACCTTACGAAGGGCGGTGTGTACCGCTATGTGGAAGGTGCTGAGTTTTCTATACTTCTTTTCAGCTATAGTATTGACTATGCTCCTGCTGTTATTGTTGACCTTGCTCAAGGCGAAACAATTCCACAAGACGTTAGAGAAGCACTCACCGATCCAGCAGTAGTCAAATTGGCGCATAACATGGTGTTCGAGATTACTTGTATCAACAAGTTTTTCTCTCTTGATATGGACGTTAGCCAATGGCAAGACACCATGATTTACGGGGCATACCTTGGGCTCCCGTTGTCTTTATCACAACTAGGAGAGGTTCTTCGCCTTGACAAGCAGAAGATGAAAGAGGGTAAATCCCTTATCACATTCTTCTCGAAGCCTTTCAAGGGGGCTAGAAGAATGCCAGAGAAGTTCCCTGAGAAATGGGACGTTTACAAGGCTTATTGCTTGCGTGACGTTGATACCGAGGTAGAGATAGCCAAGAAACTTGAGAACAAGGTTAACGTACCCGATTGGGAGCGTGAGGTGCAGATACTTGACTACACTATCAATAAGAGAGGCGTTCGTGTTGACGACACCCTTGCTAGAAACGCAGTTGAATTTTGGAATCGTTGCTCATCATTGCTGGAAGAGGAGGCAAAAGAGCTTACAGGTCTTGATAATCCTAATAGCGTCTTGCAGTTGAAAGATTGGTGCGCCCGTCAAGGTGTAAAAGTCAATGCCTTAGACAAAGCCGCCATCAAAGAGTTACTTGACCGCATCTTCTTGCCGTCAAAAGTTAGACGTTTGTTGGAGATAAGAAGAGAACTCGGCAAGACATCCGTTAAGAAATACGAGGCTATGCTAGCATGGCAATGCGAGGACGGAAGAGCGCACGGCATTACACAATACTATGGTACGGTAACGGGAAGATTTAGCGGAAGAGGCGTTCAGTTGCAGAACCTACCGCAGAACCATATACCCGACATAGAGTACGCACGTAACCTTCTTTACACGGGTGATTACGAAACTATGGAACTAGGCTATGCAAGCATACCCGATACACTATCACAACTCATCCGTACCGGCTTTATTCCTAGCGAAGGTAACATATTCCATGTATGTGATTTTAGTGCCATAGAAGCCCGTGTTACGGCATGGGTGTCAGGTGAGCAATGGGTGCTAGATGCGTTCAAAAGTGGTGGAGACATCTATTGTGTAACCGCAAGCCGTATGTTCGGTGTTGAGGTAACAAAGCATGGTGATTACGGACATCTTCGACAGCCAGGAAAAGTAGCCGTTCTTGCTTGCGGATACGGAGGCGGCCCTACTGCGTTTGATAACATGGCAAAGGCTTACGGGCTAAAGTTTACCGAGGATGAAAAGGCTAGATACGTTAAGCAATGGAGAAACGCAAACCCTAACACCGTCAAGGTGTGGGAAATAATAGAGAAGGCGGCAAAGGCTTGCCTAGTTAGTGGCAGAACAATTGCTATTAATAGGGGTATCACATTTTCGTACAAGTACGGGGCAATGTTTATCAAATTGCCTAGCGGAAGAAGCATAGTCTACCCAAGAGCAGAGGTAGTGTGTGGTGAGAAAGGCGAATACATACAATTTGAGCGTATGAACCAGACTACCAAGAATTGGGAGATTGCCGATACTTGGGGCGGTAAGTTGTTGGAGAACATAGTCCAAGCCATCGCAAGAGACATACTCTGCATAGTAATGCTGAAAGCAGAAAAGAAAGGCTTTGAGATTGTGTTCCATGTGCATGATGAGATTATTGTGGATTGCCCCGATAAGGACGCATTGCCAAAGATAGAAGAAATATTTGCGGAGGAGATTCCCTGGGCAAAGGGTTTACCTCTCAAAGGAGCTGGATATAGTACACCTTTTTATATGAAAGATTAAAAATTAAAAGTTATGAGATTGCTAAATGAAATCAAGGCTGCTCTTGCCGATTTTAGAGCGAAGAGAGCAAGTGAGAGAGAACAGGAGTTAATTGACGAGGCATCATACCGAATCAATATCCGAAAGATCGTCGAGGACGATGAGATTCAATTCGCCATCACGATGGACGATGTGCCCATTCATGTGTTAGATGATGAGATGGAGGCTATAGATGTTCTTGATGGTGTTAGAACATTGTACTATAAGACAAAGAAGCGCAACCCCTTAATCAAGGTAATCTAATGGCAACCGATAGACAGATATACATATCAGTCGCTAACTCTCGTTCAGCCACTAAATGGAAGAACAAGAAAACAACTTGGCAAGAGCTTGCTGAAAAGTGCGGTCATACTATCCGTACCTCCGAGACTCTTGCCGAGTACAAGGCAATGTCAAAGTCGGAGCAGGGTCAGCGAAAAGACGTAGGTGGCTTTGTCGGCGGTTACCTAAAAGGAGGCTTGAGAAAGAAGGGTAACGTGGATTTCCGAGATGTCCTCTGCCTTGACATAGACTATGGTCAGGTAGATACATGGGATAACTATTGCTTGCTTTTCGGTAATGCGGCTTTTGTTTATAGCACCCATAAGTACACGTCATCACAGCCCCGTATTCGCCTTGTAATACTCTTGTCTAGGAGTGTAACGGAAGAGGAATACGAAGCCGTGGGAAGACAGTTAGCGGCACAAATAGGCATTGATTTGTTCGATGATACAACCTATCAACCCGAACGACTCATGTACTGGCCTTCTACATCAGTTGACGGAGAGTGGTTCTATGACATAATAGACGGCCACGCTCTTGACCCCGATGCGGTGTTGGCTAGTTATCACGATTGGCGAGATGTTAGCGAGTGGCCATATTCTTCACGTGTAGTTGAGGCTATCCGCAGTTCTGCAACAAAGCAAGGAAACCCTACCGAGAAACCCGGCATAGTAGGTGCGTTCTGCCGTTGCTATGACATACATAGTGTTATAGAAACATACTTGCCCGACGTGTATGACAAGTGCGGTGACGGCTCTCGTTACACGTTCAAGTCGGGAACGGTTGCAGCTGGTCTAGTGGTGTATGAGGACGGATTGTTTGCTTACTCTCATAATGCAACCGACCCATGTTCGCAACATCTTGTCAATGCGTTTGACTTGGTTCGTATGCACAAGTTCCTTTATCTTGATGAGGATACCGACCCTAAAACAGCCATTAACAACAGACCCTCTTATCAGTCAATGTCCGAGCTTGCCGCAAAAGACAATGTTGTACGTCAACTCATAACGAGTGAAAGACGTTCTAGCGCAATGACTGATTTTGCGGGTTTGAGCATAAACGAAAACGAGACTCCCGACAATCCTAAAGTAGAGGAAGAGAACAATACCGAGTGGATGACTGAACTAGACTACACGTCAAAAGGTAAGATTTGCTCAACCATCCAAAACACATCTATCATCCTCGAGAAGGCTCCCGAGTTCAAAGGCAGACTATGGCTTGATGATTTCAGCGGTCTTATCCGTTACGATGGCAAGCTGCCTTGGTCTACAGGAAAGGTTACGGGTGTGTGGTCTAACTCGGATGAGAGTTGTCTACGCAGACATATGGAGGCTGTATACGGAGTTACGGGCAAGGAAAAGATTGCAGATGCTCTTGTGTCAGTAACCTCTATGCACAAACGTCATCCTATCCGTAAATATCTTCGTTCTCTAACATGGGACGGAACTCCACGTCTGGAAACCTTATTTATAGATTTTCTAGGCGCACCCGACACCGAGTTAGTAAGAGCGCAGACAAGAAAACAGTTCACCGCCGCGGTTGCCCGTATTATGACTCCCGGTTGCAAGTATGACTATATGCTTGTACTCGTTGGAAAGGAGGGTATCGGTAAGTCTCGCATACTATCAAAGATGGCGGGAGAATGGTTCAACGATTCGCTTGTTACGATGGACGGCAAGGAGGGCATGGAGAATCTACGCAGAGCATGGGTTATAGAGATAGGCGAACTTATGGGAATCAAGCGTTCAGAGGTTGAGTCCGTAAAGGCTTTCCTATCAAAGCAAGTTGATACCTACCGCCCCTCGTATGGCAAGTGCGTAGAAGAGCACCCACGTCAATGCGTGTTCTTCGGTACAACAAACGAGGCTAACTTCTTGAAGGGCACTACGGGTAATAGACGTTTTTGGATCGTTGAAACACAAGCCACCCTACCCCGTATGGACTTGTTCAAGGAACTTGACGTACAATACCGAGACCAAGTGTGGGCAGAAGCCGTTAACCTATTTGATAACGGAGAAGAGCTATTCCTTGGCAGAGAACTTGAGGCTCTTGCCCGTGAACAACAGGAAGACTTCAACGAATATTCTAGCGATGAACGTGTAGGTATCATTCAGTCGTTCCTTGACAAGAAACTACCTCTTGATTGGGATACACGTAGTCTTGAAAGAAGAAAGGCTTACTTTAGAGATACCGACCCGTTGTCAGCGGATGGCATACTTGAAAGAGAAACTGTTTCAGCAGTTGAGATTCTTTCCGAGTGTTTCGGTCAACCCGTTGATGACAAGGCACGATACAAGACAAGAGAAATAAATGCTCTAATGAAGAACGTGCAAGGGTGGGAGCCAGGAGGTAACGAATACACAAAAGTGTACGGAAGGCAGAGAGTTTATAAAAGAATCGGTAACGAAACGCAAGAGGAGGACAACATATAATGGATGACGTTAGAATTAAATTTCGTGAATGCTGGAGACCCGTAAATATGTTTCTCCCTGAAAACGAGTCTCAAGTCCTAGCAAAGATAGAGGGTGTTGTAGGAGCAAGATTCCTATACTATAAAGACGGAGAATGGCTAAAGACGCGAAGACTAGAAACGGGAGAAATGGAAAGGATACCTATTAAGGGTGTTATTGAGTGGATACCTAACCCGGATAGGTTTTGGCACGGATTCCAAAAGATTTCAATGAATGCAGACCTTCCCCTAGAGGTATCTTACCCCGCCTTGGTAAAGGAGTTGGTAGCCCTCCGTGGTCAAAATGCTGGGATGTCTGAACTACAAGCCAAGTATAACATTGAGGTTGAAGAGCGTAAAAAACTAAAAGAGGAAAACATTGAACTCCACAGGTCGCTGTCCGATATTCGTAATCGCTTGAAGCTCTTTTCAAATAAGATTGTACACCAATTAGATAAATTCAATGCGGAACTATGACTAAAAAGAAAATCTTTGTTAATAAAAACCCAGATGGTAGGTTCTATTGCCCGACTTGTGGTCACGAGTTACATTGGGGGTCTTCGGCAAGCAGGTCGGATGTTGACACGGATATTCCGGAAGAAGATGGGTCGTCAATCAACTATTATGATTTCGCGTACTGCGGGTCTAGTGTTGAACAATATGAGGCTAGTGATGAAGAAAAACCACAATACCCTTTTTGGAACGATGAACTAAAAGATGAATATGAAGACGTATGACGCAAAGAGAAAAATTGATAAAGGCTAGAATGTTAGCTTTAAGAATGAAAAGTATTTCCAAGGGATTGGAATATGACGCAGAGGACTACGGGGTAAACTTCCCCTTGCAATACGCGAGAGAATTAAAAGAACAAGCAGATGATTTTTTGAAACTGAAATAACATGGCAAAACATCCATTCGCAAAGAAAGCATTAATCGGCTTACAAGAGGTACACGAACGCTCAGTATTTGCTCTTAACATCCCGATGACGGATAAGGACAGGGACACAATAAAGTCGCACATCCTTAAAATCGCGAAAATCCTAAACAAGTATTAATGGCGAGGATTGACGAGATAGCAAACTACTCCGAGGTTAGCGAAAAGGCAATTGAGGCGTATTTGAATAACGAGGTAAAGAAACTGCAAGGCTTATCACTCAAATACTCTAATCCCTACGACACTGGTTACCCCGACAGACTGATCCTCCTACCCAATGGCATATGCGCATGGGTGGAGGTGAAGTCAAAGGGAAAGAAACCAAGAAAGATACAAACCATCAAGCATGATATGTTGCGTGCAGTAGGGCAAAAGGTATTTGTTGTGGATAGCAAAGAGAAAGTTGACAACCTATTAAAAGAAATAATTATATGAACGAATCAGCGGTTAAATTGGCAAAGAAAGTAATGGAGATGCTCAAGGCTGAAAAAATAGCCAGGGGCTACTCAAAAAGAGCCAAAAACGGATTTGATAGAACAGCACCCGACTACATGAAGGCATGGGGAGAGTATCTGAAACTAAAGGATGACGTAAGGTCATTAGCCTATACGATAATCAAAGATAACGAATGAAAGCCGTACTCCATCCATACCAAAACAGGGCAGTTGAGTTTATCATAAACAATCCTCACTCTGCATTGCTACTTGATATGGGTCTCGGTAAGTCACTCATTACTCTTACCGCCATAAGCAAGCTGATAGACTATGCCGAGATAGGCTCGGTACTCGTTGTTGCACCCAAGAAGGTTAGCGAGACAACGTGGACTGATGAGGTTAACAAGTGGGGGCATTTACAGCACCTAAAGGTTAGCAAGGTAATTGGTACTGAAAAGCAGAGGATAGATGCGCTGAAAGCAAAAGCGGACATCTACGTTCTAGGTCGTGACTCCTTCGTGTGGCTTGTTCAGTATTACCGAGCAAAGTTGCCTTTCGATATGCTGGTTCTTGACGAGTTAACATCATTCAAGGGCAACACCTCAAAACGATTCAAGGCAATGCGCCTTGTCCGCTCTCAATTCTTACGTATCGTAGGCTTGACGGGTACTCCCGCCCCTAATGGCTATCTAGACCTATGGGCAGAAATGTTCTGCATAGACGGCGGTCAAAGACTAGGTAAGTTTATAACCCATTATAGACAGAACTACTTTAACTGCGTAACCGCCCAGCAAGGATACATTCTAAAATGCACTCTGCGTAAAGGAGCGAAAGAAGAAATAGATGGGTTGTTGAGCGACATTTGCATAGCAATGAAAGCCGAGGATTATCTTACTCTACCCGATCGCCAAGACATCGTTCAAAACGTATATCTACCCGATGCGGTTATGAAACGATACCGAGAGTTTGAAAAGGAGATGGTGTTGTCGGTCAAGGATGATAAGCAGATTACCGCAGCTTCGGCTGCCGCCCTCATGGGGAAACTCTTGCAGTTTACCAACGGAGCAGTATACGAGGATGACTCTGCGCCAGACGGGGCACGATGGATAACCGATATACACAACGAGAAAGTATCCGCTCTTGTAGAGATAGTAGAGAACGCTGGCTCTCCCGTATTGGTGTTTTATCAGTTCCGACACGATATAAATCGTATAAAGGATGCGCTCAAGGGTTATAAGGTTAGACTTTATGAAACCGAGCAAGACCTCAAGGATTGGAACAACAACAAGATTGACGTTCTTCTCGCACACCCCTCCTCATGCGCCTACGGACTTAACCTGCAAGCGGGAGGACATATCATCGTTTGGTTCGGGGTTGGTTTCAACTTAGAGTTGTATCAGCAAGCGTGTGCTAGACTACATCGTCAAGGGCAGAAACATCCCGTGCAGATATATCATCTTGTTTGTCCTGGCACCGTGGATGAGAGAGCAATGACGGCATTGCGAAACAAAGCAGATGGGCAGAATGCCTTATTAAATTCATTAAAAGTAATAATCAATAAATATAAGTAACTATGATTTCAAAAGAAGCTATTCAAAAGGCAAAAGTTATTGCAGTCCTGTTTTTAGGTTACACAAAGTACAACGACTACAAAGAAGCATTTGATAATTCGTGTGAGGAAGATGAAAAACTCATCGAGGAGGATATAGAATACGTATTCGACCATCTCGGGCTTGACCTTTCGGAGATAGAAAAAATGGATAACTTGCTCAACGAGGAAGGTCAAACGAAGGATTAAACTGATGTGTGTATACAGATTTAACTCCCCCAAAAACTTCAAAGGCTGGGCGAGATGGAGTAAGGAAGATGAGAAGACGTTGAAGGAATTATCCGACAAAAAATATACCGACGCAAAAATAGGTAAGATTCTAGGACGTTCAAGGACATCGATACAAAAGAGGCGAGAACAGCTTGGCATATTAAAGCCGCTATGTGAGATGACTATAATAAAGAAAATGAGAAAATATGGAAAATGAGATTAAGAAGAGAGCAAGGGAGTACTTTAATAAGCTCACTCTTGACTACGGAATCCAAGAGCACTACATGGCGGGTGCTATTGAGCAACGTAAGGTAGATGCAGAACGATTCAAAAAAGTACTTAAAACGTGGGTTCCAGACCTTACCGAAGACAACCTAAAACTTATAATCTGTAAAGCATTGAAGATGTAATGGAAACACCGAAACACTACGAGGGTATTATCCAACCCGTTGAGTACATAGCCGCGAATGACCTAGACTTCTTTGAAGGTAACGTGATTAAATATGTAACTCGGCACAAAAAGAAAAACGGAGCGGAGGATATACGAAAGGCTATCCATTATTGTGAAATGATACTAGAGTTAAAATATCACCAAAATAATCATGGAAATTAAATTCAAGAAAGTAAGAGAGAACGCGGTTATCCCAAGGTTCGCAACTTCTGGCTCGGTCGGCGCAGATGTAACCGCTTGTGAGATTGAGTTCGATAACAAGAATATGCAAGTAACCTATTACACGGGACTTGCTATTGAAATACCGGAAGGCTACTTTGCAGACCTACGATGTCGTTCAAGCATATACAAAACGTCATTGAGACTGACAAACGGACTAGGAACTATTGACAGCGACTTCCGTGGAGAGATGAAAATGATATTTGACATCACTCCAACTATGGATAAGGTTAAGCTCTACGAGGTAGGTGATCGTGTCGGACAGTTGGTCATTCTTCCAAAGCTAGATATTGAGTTCGTTGAATGCGATAGTCTATCGGAAACTGAAAGAGGAGAAGGCGGTCATGGCAGCACGGGAGTATAAGATATGGCTCCCGCAAGAAGACAATATCCTAATAGATATGGTTAGACGGCGGGAGAGCATAGATTCCATATCTGAAACACTCGGTCGGTCTCGTTCAAGCATAATCAACAGGAAGAAGAAACTAGGAGTCTATAAAAAACCTTTTGAAGACGAGCAACACCGCAAATGGAGGGAAAAGGCAAAACGAATTGCCATAAATAAGATTAAAAAGGAGTTAGGATTATGAAAGTAATTGAGCATACCTACAAATGGAAACGCAACATAACCTTGCGTAAAAAGACAACGAGAATTATTCTGCATTGCTCCGCAACACCTGAAGGAAGAGAAATAGACGTGCAGACAATCCACAAGTGGCATCTAGCAAAGGATTGGGCTGGAATCGGGTACAACTATATAATCTATGCCGACGGCTCAATCCATCGTGGCAGACCAAAGGGCGCATCAGGTGCGCACACCACAAACCTTAATCACACGTCAATCGGCATATGCTATATCGGTGGCATGGATAAGGAAAACAAGAAAGCAAAGGACACCCGAACACAAGCTCAAAAGGATTCTATGATGTGGCTTGTCAAGGTTCTAATGCCGCAATACGGGCTTACGCTAAATGACGTTCACGGTCATTATGAGTTCGCGAACAAGGCTTGCCCTAGTTTCAAAATCGAAAAGTTCCGAGAGGAATACAAAGAAAAATATTCCATTTAACTTAAAATCAATTGTTATGTCAACAAAGAAAAAATCTGTTTGCCTGGGAACAATAGTTTCTTGGGTTGTCGATGGTAAAGCCGTCATCGGTAAGGTACGTAAAGAAGAGGAAACCACTTACGAGGTAAACGCGCTCATTGATGGTTTGTTCGCCATCATGAAAGTTAGCAAGGAAGACCCCACTCTCCGTACTGCAAACGCTTCTCAACTGTTCAAATGGTACAAGAAGGTAAACCGTAGTTTGGAGGAAGATGTTATCCGGTGCAACGATCTCCTGGGCGCCGCTGAAAAAACAGCCTCTGCGTATAAGAGGAAATACAATGAGTGCTACGAGCAATTGCAGGATGCCTTGAGAACAATAGCCAACCTGCAGTACACCGCACGAATTGAGTTTTACTCGCACAAACCTTTCATCAAGTTTGTATTCTGATGAGATGCACAAAGACGTTCTGCATGAAGAACGTAGCGGGTGAATGCGCGCATCTATTCTGCTCTATTAGCAATCCAAACTATGAAATGCCGCACGTTGTGGCAAAGAGAAAGGAAAGGGAGATAAGACTCCGACAAGTATAACGGACTAAAGCACGATTCGATAAAACGGGTCGTGCTTTTTTAGTCCATCAGCCATCGCTCAGTCCAAAACGAGTAGTAGTCTAAATGTAGGTGGTGGCTATGATACCAAGCCCATATAAAGCTGGGAATACCTATCACGGGAAGATAGAACCACCCAAGTAATCTGCTCTGCTTAACATGACCTAGTTCATGCCGTACACTCTGCTCATATCCCATCTCCAGAACACTAAGGAAAACAAAGTTACCTAGAGAAATGCCACCCTCTACGTCCCATTGAACATATATTACCTCCCCGTTGTAACTGTCTATCCTTACACACGTGAATAACAACACGAATAGGGCAAGCACGTTCTGCGGTAGTTGCCAAAGGATAAAGAATAACGTTTTCATTTCTTCTTTCTCCAATTTATGTATTCCTTAATTGCCATGATTAGCACCCCGCCGAGGCAAGCGCAGAAAAATATTGGTAGTAACCAAAGCCAGCCGTGTATTCCTTCAAAAGCGTCCATATGTAAAGTGTTTAAGATTCTTTGCAAATATAAACTATTTTATTTTACACGCAAGAAGAATACGCAAAAAAAGAGCGGCCATTACTGACCGCCCTACAAACTACTCATATAAACGCCAAATCTTTCCATCATCCGCATCCGGATCGTTGAGGTACGCAATGACAAACTCTACTATCCGTTTGTCGGCATTCCCACCGAACCATGACGTAAACAGGTTCCCGTAGTCACTCTTCACCATGTTCATCGCAACGGCGAAGTCATATACGTTGTACGGCATAGGTATCAAAGACTTTACGTCCTCAAAGATACTCTCTATCTCGTCATCAGACCAATAAGGCGCATAATGCTCGTTTCCGTCAGCATCAACGGAGTACAATTTCTCTATTCGACATTTTGCGAAATCATCGTTGTAGTGATTTCCGTTCATCATCGCATAGAGTTTTCGCTTCATGCACTCACATTGCTCGTCCTCGCAGTTCTCCTCCACGTATTCACTAATCGCTTTGATGGCATCCCACATTACGTGTTCTCCCTTTCCGCTACCATATCTCTTTATTAAATTATGTATAGTCATAGTCGTTAAGCTGTTGTTACGTTCAACGTGAGAGCACAATCGCTTACCATCACGTTACCGCAATTACTGCAACCGATTGTTTGTACTTTTGTTAACACGGGTACACCGCTTACCGATATAGCGGAGGGTGCGTTGGTAGAATACAAGGGCAATACAAAGTTCTCGTTCACCACTTGCGACTTTGCGTTACATTCGCACGAGCCGCAGGGTGTGTAGGTAACTGTGCCTTGCACATTCACCACTAATTCGTATTGATTAGTACCAACGAGGGTGCTACTTACCAAACTGAATGTTGGATTGAATATTGGCGATTTGCTTGCGCAAGTCTTGGAACAAAGTTGCTTTGTAATCACCACATCGTAATAAAAAGGTGATGCTGTTGAACCAGCCGCCAATGTTGTGCTTATACTTGTTGCCATGATGTATCCTCCTTATCCGTTACAACAACAATTACCCTTCAAAGAGCCTACAATGGTTGCGGTCTGCGCGCTCTGCGACAACTCAAGTATCTTGTCACGTAGGTTCTGCGTGTTCTGATTGCAGAGAGCGTCAAGAATCTTCTGCGTGTTGGCATTGTTGTTCT